GGCAACGGAAGGGACTATCTCATCTGCGACGTCAACAATATCTTTGACCGCATCCTTGCCTACATTAACCACATCTGATATAATACCCCCATTAGGAGCGGAAGTAGCCGCCTTTTCCTTGATCTTTGCAACTGCACGGGTATTATTTGCATGAACAGCTGTAAGATGAGCTGCTGGCACCTTGTCATGGTGAACATCATGCTTTGCTTTGGTATCTTGTAAAGATTCTTGTATTTGAACAGGGTCTTTACTACCATCAGATGGAGTGACTAATCCTTTTAAGGTTTGATCGCCGGGACCCGGCATCCATTCAAACCATAGTGCAACTTCGGCTACAAAAGGACGGTTAGAGGGGCAACCGTCTACTACTATACCAAGGACACCCCCGTAGAGGCTGATATCCCAATATTGACTAATGATATCATCGTCCAGTTCATTTTTAGTAGTAAAATATTCCTTATAAGTTTTACCTGCAGAAAGAACGTCCTTCTTAGTATCTTTCAATGCAACAATATCACTAAGAGGTAAAACAGGAACCCGATTATTAGACGGAGTGGAAACACAATAGACACTACCCGACATAGACATAAGATCACCTACATCAGATAGTCTTACACCGGCACCGACAATCTTATAGGTACCGGTAGTATTCGTTATAGGACTATCAGAAAGTGTTTCAAATTGAACTCCGGGGCCACCAGAGGTGTCCCACCCGGTACCGACCCAAGCAGAATTAGAATAAGCTATAGAACGGGCGCTATTCACGGGACCATATGGAGTAATGCAAATGAAAGCAGCATTACCTGGTCCAGCCTTCAAATTAATATATCTGTATGTTCGAAATTTGATCGAAGGCATCGGGTTTTTAATAGGATTACAAGGAGGCTTTTTGAATGAGCCGAAGGGATCAACTCGGGCTTTAATATACCCAAGCTCACACTCGTCTAGGTGAGGATAACCGCCCGCTGCACGGGTATAACTATTAATTGTGCGGTTAACTGCTGAAGATACACCTAGAGGTACAGGCTTCCTAGTTATACCTGTAGAAGTTAGAGAAGAAGGTTCCATGGAGCGATAAGGGTTCTTAATAGAACTTTTATTGGTCTGTAAAATAGCAGCATTATTAAGAGAAGCTGCTTTAAGTAATCTCTCCACCTCATTTACGTGGAGAGTACCCTTGACCTTTCTAGAGTTAGTTTGAACCCGCCTCCTCCTCTGAGGGGCAGGCCTCTGGATCTTCTCTGTCTTCTCGTAACGTTTCACGGAAGTCGTTTTCTTGTTGTTCCTTGAAGGCATTTTTATTAAAATTTAAACTATTTGTATGGCATTCCTCAATAGTAAAGGGACTGTCTTGGTTCCTTAGGGACATCCTATCAACCCACTCAAAAATATTTGAGAGTTGTAACGGTTGATATGATTGGCAGCTATCAGTCTCTAGACCCTGTTCGGGTACCCATAGGGATTTACTGCCCCCAGCCATATAATCTTTAAAATAGCCGGACCAACCCTCTTGTTGGTCCTCATTTAAGCCTTCAAACATGCATGTAACATCTAGAAAAGAAGTAACCATTTGCTGGTCAGACTTATTAAATTTATTTTCTGATTTAAGACCTAAATGGTAAGGTTGACATGCATCTTGTAATTCTACATGACTCAACAAATCTTCATTGATCCCTATGGTATTAAAGAATTTTCTAAATAATGAAAATCCATAGGAGAAGATTTTTAGGGAGTTCGGATGATATTTCTTTACAAAGTTCTTATATTTAGGATCTTTAATATCTCGCTCCCTTAACATCTCTAGCTCTAAATTATCCTGTAACTTCGGAAAACATGCTAGGGATTGATAACATACTTTATAAGTATTTATTAGGTTGAGTCTTTCATTACGGTTATAATCCGTATCAAACTTGTTATAAGAGCTTCCTGTGTGAATCATACTTAGTAAGTCGGTACTTTCCTTAATTTCCCGACCAATTGGAACACCACTTTCATTCTTGGATCTTTCTACTAATTTAACATTAGAATCCAAACCTCCTAAGATTAATTGAAGCCCCACAATACCTGTAAGGTACTGGAGTGGAGTTATATCATAGGAAAAACCTTCAATAGGCTTTTGACCTAGACCCCCAAGAGAACGGGGTAAGAAGAGATTTCTATTTTTCTTCTCAAGGTCTATTGATTTACGATTGTAGTGGTAATGAACTAGCCAGTATGATTTAATTTTAAAATCAGGTATGGGTAAGTTATCAAAGATTTTATCAATGACAGAGGTCATAGGACGTCTCCTTAATATTTCAGCCTCTTCTTGGCTCGACGATCCAGTGACGCGGCCCATACTCTTTTGTTTACCCCAAAAGAGGCCCACAGGAAATGAAGGGATTCTATCTATGGATGATAAAACTAAAGATCTATAATTAGAAGGAAGACCAAAGAAACAATCTTCCCCCTTATCATTAACATAGATATCTGCGTTAGGTCTAAGTGGTTGAGAACACTTATTCTTTGTCCAAACTCTTTTAAGATCAAGATTACCAATAGGACAATAGAAGTTGCAGGAATTAATTTGGGCAAAAGTCCTGGATCTAAATGATTTTCCAGGTGACATTTTGAGGCCCAGTCTTTCTCCTATACTAGAATGCCGTGACCAATTGTCACAGTTTTCATAATCTGGTTCATCCTTGGTATAGGTAACTCCAATGTACAGTATATCATCACCATTGATGATAACATCAGAGTAAGTATCCTTTTCACCATGATTAGGTCTCGGCCTTGTAAATTTTGTGGCCGCCAAATAAAGTGTCATATTAACAAGACACAATAAGGGAAAGGACAACAAAGAACCCATTAGCTGACCATTATTCTGCGTTAAACAGAAAGCAGCTCCCTTGGCCAGTATTTTAAAATTAGGGTTCAGGCCTGTTTTTGCAACTTCTTTACAGTGTTCTTCCGAATCCTTCTTGAGACGTTCCCAGGCTTGGAACTGTTCTTCATTAATACGATCGGATTCGGCAACTAACTCAGGGTCTTCCTCTTTAATAAGCCCTTCATCAGCTCCTTCTTCTTCTTCCTCCACACCGGTTGGAGTGACCCCATCGATACCAACGTCAAGAGTACCTGTATAAGGTAACTCTTTGTATTTAATGACTTGGTTAAAAGTCGATGATTCACATAACCTATGATAATTATTAATAAGATCCATGTTATGTGAATTGTTATTTTTCCTATCGATATTCTTATTTAAGAAACTATTTTTATATCCTAGGAATAGATAACTCATAATCGATTTACTCAGGCTAGTAGATAGAGCATCAGTAGAACTCTGATAGTCACCACTGAACCAGCTGAGACGATGGGGCTCATAGGCATAATAGCTATTTAACGTATAGTATGAAGCCATTTCTTCAAGATGCTTCGTATTTATCTCTTCTCCTATTAATCTAAAAGGGGTTAACTTCTTAAGACCCTTATGAAGTAGTAATTGGAACCCTTTCGTAAGCCAATAAGGAAGGGCGGCTCCTTTAGTTATAACACGAACCTTTAAGGGTTCGAGGAGGCCATGTACTACAGTTCTTAGTGAGCCCCTATCAGTGCCAAAGCTATTAATTTCAGCTTCCACGATAGGTTGGAACTCTCTTAGAGGAGAAATCATACTAGAAAAATAGTTATGCTGTAATCCATAAAAAGGTTTCTTTTTAACCAATTCGGTACCATGACATTCCTTTATGGATTTTAATTCCGGTATAGACAGGATCAAAGTCCGGACGCGATTCTGAATGAATTGGTCTATTTCATCCGGATCTTCAAGGCCAAATGCCTCACTAACACTATCTATCTTAGATTTCTGTTCTGTGTCTTCCTCTATATAATGGAGGTAATTCTCGACAGTCAGGCCAGTATGATCCCTGGGATCATTCGAAGGGATAGTATTAGATGGATTATGACTCCATGTATTAGATGAACTAAAATTACCGAGTCTACCATTATTTTTGTGATCCTTGTCATGGAGGATTCCATTAGTGTCAAACCAGCTGACATGACCCTTATATTTCTTATCATTATTTAAGTTAAAAGGGTTATAGTCAGATCGGTTATATTCTTCAGATTGACACAGATTATTAAAATTATCCCGACCCTCAGATTCGAGATAATCCAATAACGTACCAACTTCAATATCGGTATGAGTCTTAATCTTATTAATCAATAAATCAAAGTATGAGGGCTCAATATTGAAGAATTTAAGATACATTACTGCCTGTAGCAAGGTCGAAGCACCGCCGCGGGAACTATTGTTCTCAAGACAGGCACTTGTACTGATTGGTTGATCATACAATTTATGTATACTTGAAAATTGATCAATCAAATCACAAAAGGAAGAACTGGTATTAGCAATCAAATCATCTAATATTGGCTTAATACCATTCATAAGTTCTTCCAACTCCGTTTGACAGAGAACATCTTCTGAAGTCATTGAATGAACGTGTTTTTTGAACTGTTCATATATCATAGTCTTCGGTAAAGCTTCACATGCTCTCTTTGTCATTGACCAGTTAGACCATAAGGTTAAATTTGATTTCTTTCGGGCCCCTTTATGGGTCCTAGATTTAAAGAACTTCCCAAATTTACCTGTAAATTTTATTTTTGATGGTTCGGGATAATCCTGAAACTGGTTCATCGGCTCATTAACCAAGTCTTTTGCATATTTCCAATAGCTACTGAAATCTAAGATTTCTCTGGTTGAGGAAATAACTTGGTCTACTAAGGAATACATATGGGATGTTTCCTTCTCGTAGTCGAAACGGAATTTGCTACTACTTATATCAGTAGTAGCATGGGTAGTTCCTTGCTCTTTAAAAATTGTAGAATTATTCTTTCGGAACTTCTTTAACATTCTATTTTCAGAATGAATTGAAAGCACAGTTAATAATCCCTGTAAGAGGGAATTAACGGATTTTCCTATATCTTTATTAAGGAAATTAGAAGCTTTCATTTTTGGCTCTAGGATTTGACTAAGTGAATATCTTAAGAAATTATTATCACTAGTCCTAAAGCTTTCCCAATCGATCAGTTGGTTGGGAAAGACCCTATTGTCAACGAGGACATCCGAGGAAGGGTTAGTACCTGGACCTACTTCACAGTTAGTAGGTATACTGGCTCCTATAGTTTTTGAAAACATTGGAACTACTCTCGATTAGCGATTTATCGCGCTC